GAAGCCCTGGCCAGTCACGACCTCATGGACTATCAACTTTATGTTGAAACCGAATATGAGGACGGCTCTGTGGAAATGGAGTCGGAATATGTTGGGTTGCCCGCCTGGTGGTATAAGGAGGGTGTCTGTGGAACTTTTGAGCTCAAAACGGTTAGGCTGAATGCAGGCTTGTTGGCTACAATGTTGAATAGGCGCACATTGATTGCTAATAGGGATGCACCTGAGCTGGCTGTCGAAGCCAGTTTGAGGCTGATGCAGTCGAATCCTCATTATCAGGAGGATTATCAACGGCTGCTTCAGGATGGGAGATCTGTTTATCGTGACATGGCCCTAGTTTGTGGGACCATGATCACTAAGAACGTCTTCCATAATGACCTGCATTTTTGAGGCGGCTGGCGTCTGGTCGGTTGTACCTGTATGGATATCGTTGCAACGAGGTGTCCATTCCTGATCTCGGTGAAGCTAAAGATGATCTAAAGATCACTGAGTCCAGGTTGAAGAAGTGGGAGTATGATATGAAACGAACGTGTTTGAGTGTCAACTTACCATTATGCTTCACAGGTGCTACCCCTCCCCGACCGGATCCCGGCCACCCGCCCTCCGTAGTTCGCGGTGTTATTGGCAGGTTTGGATACAAACCACCTGCCTTTGACAGGAAGTTTCTGCGGGGGTTTCGACGTTTTGTTCGAGGATGGCTAAGGAAGAATATGACACGCCTTACTGAGGATCAAATTCCGGATTTTGATAAGTGGTTGGAGGAAACTCCATACACTCAAGGTCGGAAAGATGAGCTTGGTAGGGAGTGGAATAAACTTTCTGAGGCCTGCGATTTTTCAAAGTTTGATACGGTCAAATCCTTCATTAAGGACGAGACTTACCCTACTTTTAAGAACCCACGGATTATTAATTCTAGAGTTGATGCTGCAAAGTGTTTCTTTGGACCAGCAGTAGCAGCTGTGAGTGATGCGTTATTTTCGAGACCTGAATTCATTAAGACAGTCCCAGTTCCTGATAGGCCCGTTGTCATCAGGGACATCCTCCTGTCCAGTGGTTTAGATCAAGATTACATCTTCACAGACTACACTGCGTTCGAAGCGCATTTCATCAAGGAAATAATGTATGTAACTCAGGGAGAGTTATTTAAATACATGTTGCCTGATGACTATTCTGTCCTAGGTAGAAATTGGTTTCATATTTACATGAAAACAGTTTCCGGAAAGAATAGGTTAAGTTTTAAAAACTTCGATGCGACTCTAGAAGCTGTTAGGATGTCAGGTGAAATGGATACGTCTTTGTCAAACGGATTCAGTAATCTGATGTTATTTCTATATGCAACAAGGGAGAAAGGTTTAGAACTTGGTGTCGAACCTTCTGTTGTAGGTTTTGTGGAGGGGGATGATGGCCTTTTTAGGGTCTCTCCTGCTTCATGTGCGCCTACAGCCGATGATTTTGCGAGGTTAGGTTTCACTATTAAAATTGGTGTTACAGATACTCTTTCAGAAGCATCGTTCTGTGGTCAGGTCTATGATATGAGTGACCTGATCGTTGTAACGGACCCTATAGAAGTGATGTTGAGGGTGGGATGGACTAATAAGAGGTACACTCGAGCTAATGAATATACTCGAATGTATTTACTGCGTGCGAAGGGTTATTCCCTGGTGTATCAGTACAATGGCTGTCCGCTATTGTCTAATTTGGGACGTCGCATTCTCCACCTAACAGAGGGAGTCCAAATTCCTGAACGTATTTTTGTTAATATGGATCAATGGGAAGCAGCTAAGCTTCGTGCAGCCATAACGGCTGACTTGCCTTCACAGGTGGAGCCTGGCGTTGCGACCAGAAATCTTGTTGATAAATTATACGGGATTTCTCTTGAAAAACAGAGAGAGCTGGAAGATTGGATAGATGGATTGGAATTGGG